CTGCGCAACCGTCCCAGACGTATGCAGACAATTTAACGCTCATCACTAACTCTCCTGAACTTCTGACCCCATAGATTGCGGGGCTGGACGCAGACGTACGGGTAACTTGGACGCCTGAACAGCACCCGGTTATTCGTTACATCGACGCCTATGGTTTCAACAATAACGCCGCGTGGATCGACATAGCGCGCGACCCAGGGCTGAATAACTTCGTCTGATAGCTGGGGCATTTAGCCCCCTGATTGATTTGATTTTCTGAGGTAGTCACCCACAGCCCGCTCTATGTCGTCGCGGGTGACTAAATTGCTCACGCCCTGTAAATTCGACACATAACGGAATGGCTGCTGGCTGGTCCCGCCCGTCATGGGCAGGCAGCGGAATTGCGGAAAATCTGCGGATCTGTTTAAATTATTCACGCGATTATTTCTCCACACTAATTGATATAGTCGCCGAAAGCGCCGGGCTGCAACCTGGCGCTTTCACTTTTCTGGAGCACAGAAAACCCTGTAAACCAGCGTCGTGTGCTCCTGTAATTTGGTAATGGCACGATGTAGTTCCTCGTCAATAATTTCGCGCTCGTACGGTTCAACCACGCCATCCTCAATGGCTGCCCTAACCTGCTGTGAGTACCGGGTGATCTGTTCGATAGCCTCCAGTAGTCTCTGATTGATATCGCCGTAATCCACCAGCTCGACATCCGGTAGTGGCACGAACACGCCGCCAGAGGTTTTCGCTATAGCTGTTGCGATGTGATGACTGCCTGCTGCCTGCTGCAATACCATCGACCAGCCAATCGGAAACAGCTGATCACCACCATTGCGCAGCCTGTTATGAACGCCGTCCTCGGTAACATCCAGAATCTCAGCGGCCTCTGAATATCCACCAGCCAGACCGGCGATAGTTTTGCGGATCGCCTTAATCAGCCACGCAGGCTGTCGTTCAGCTTTCCATTTCGGATCATTACCCACGCTGTTCCACCCCCGGCTGTGGTTCAAAAAGCGGCACCAGTTCGGGATAATCACTGGAAACGAACTTGAGCTTGTTGTCTGTAACTTCGGATAACAGCAGCGCAAATTTCCATGGGATTGGGTCTGACCACCCGCTAACGCTGGATTTCGCGATGTTTAGATATCGCGCAGTTGCTGTAACTCCACCGTAATAGCTTAAAACCTCTGATTTATTCATAGCCCTCTCATCCGTAAAAGCGAACTTATTGAGTTTAAGTCAACGGATGCAGTCTGGTCAATAATTCAAACTTTGATAGTTCAGAAAAGCGGACAGCAATGAAGCAGCCATTTCATCAAACCATAAGCGATCGCATCGTGAGTAGGATGCAGGAACTCAATCTACGCAGTAGAGATCTTGTAGCTGGAACCGGAGCTTCAAAAAGTACGGTGAGCCAGTGGGTCAATGGCAACAATAACCCTTCCGCAACACATATTCCCAAATTGGCTAGCATTCTAAACGTGACGGAAACTTGGTTAATAAATGGCGGGAACTACTCACAAAGGAGTAGCAGGGCTGAGATGGATCAAAGGCCAGTCCAGAGAATCCCTCTAATCTCGCTGTCGCAGGCGGGGGACTGGAGAAATCTAATGATTCAAAATCCCAAATTTTCAAAATGGACTACCGTTACTGATGACGTATCCCCCCATGCGTTCTCTGTAGAAATGGACAATGATTCAATGGCTGGCCTCATACCGGAGGGAGCTATAGTCATTTTCGATCCCGATACAACGCCCAAATCAGGTCAAATTGTTTTGGCAAACGTTGGTAATGCAGCGGTGATTAAACGGTTAGTGATCGATGGCCCGAGCGCATATCTCGCCCCCGTAAATTCTGGTTATAAAACCATTGAGTTAGAATCACTTTCTCAGATCGTTGCAACTGGCGTATCGGTCCAAACAAAACTGCCATAGCACCCTTCAAAAGACACCTCATAAATGGCCGTATAAACGGCCCCACCCGCCCGCGTCCGTAAAAGCGAACTAATTTTATTGACCACTTCGTCCGTAAATGCGAACATCCGTTTTGCCATAGAACTGCTTTGAGGAATGACGATCTCAGCTCCGCTGAGTGTGCGCTCCTCTCACAAAATTTTTAGTGTGGAGAAACGGCGGAGGGCTATTGCAGTAGCCCACCAGCCATAATCGAGGAAATGATTATGATCCAGGACATCGACGACTTGATTACTGAAATTTTCGACGAATACCCCCAACCACGCCTCATCTGTAACACCCCTGGCGATTACACACCGAGGCTGGTTTCGCAGCTCAACCTTAAACGCACCGTGCGCACCAAACTTATCCCTCCCCGCTCGCATGTATATTCTCGTCCTGCTCAGCAGGAGGCGCAGCTATGAAGAAAGTGGCCCAATATCGCCGCAGCAACGGACCTAACGCCGGTTTTAGCGAAAAGTTGGCCTGGCAGCTATTCAAAGGACCAGCAACAGGTCGTGAGCTGGCGGCAAGCTTTGGTATTACCCTGCGTGAGTTCAACCGCCTGATCAACAGCACGCTTCGACGCGGCGGTGAGACTTTGCAGGTAGAGGCATCTAATCCGGTCAGCCTGGGTGGCAATGCTATCGACCGCACCTACACGCTGATCAGGCGTCCACGCCGCGTTGCCCGGCAGGCTTTGCCGCCAATGGTGATAAACCAGAGCAATGACCGTTCGGAGGAGGCTATCAAGCGCCACCGAGCTGCAGCTAAACGACGTGCCCGACTTATTGCTAGCGGGATTTACATGGAATGTATGGGTTAAGGAGGGAAGGATGAGTGAAGTTAAGCGTTATTCCCACAATGGGCTCAGGGGAATGTTAGAGCACAAAGCGGGGCGTTATGTAAGTTATGAACACTACTCTGCTCTAAATGCAGAGCGTGATGCGATGGCTGCTGAGAATGCGGCGTTGAGGTCGTTGATACGTGAAGTCGCAGAGTCCTCAGAAGAGTGTGAATTCAATGGCGACGAACATCGTTACGTCGTCGTTCCTGAGTCTTTCGATGCTTTAACTGATTTGTTGGAAGAAACCCCGGCTACCGACGCCTGGCTCAACTCTGTGCGGGCTGAGGCAATTTCCAGCGCCCTCGATACATGTATAGATCACTGCGATACAGATTGTGTGATGGATGCATACGACTTCAGCTATGAGATAGCTGAAATACGTTCTGCTGGTGCTATTGATTTAAGGGATGAACTGGTCGCGTACGCCGCCCAACTCCGCGCCGGTAAGGATGGTGAGTGATGGATAAAGCGATCCCTGATATGTGCTGCGGTTCCCGCATGTTCTGGCTTAATAAATCAGACTCACACGTCCTGTTCAATGATCTCCGCCGTGAGCAGCATACGCTCTGTGATGGACGCAGCCTTCATATCAAGCTGGATATCATCGCCGATTTTCGCGCACTGCCGTTTCCTGATTCCAGCTTCGCTCAAGTGGTATTTGATCCACCCCATCTGGAGCGCGCTAGAGAAAATGGCTGGATGCGTAAAAAATATGGTGCCTTGGATAGGCAAACATGGCGCGATGATCTTCGTGCTGGTTTTGCAGAGGCGTTCAGAGTGCTGCGGCCACATGGCACGCTCGTTTTTAAATGGAACGAAACGCAAATACCCATCAGCCAGGTAATCGCATTGACCGACGTAATGCCGACCGTATGGCAGCGAACCGGTAAGCGAGACAAGACTCATTGGCTTTTGTTTTTAAAGGGTAATGAATGATGACCCATCCATGGGTAGGGTTAGTCGAAATTAAGCCCACAGATGGTTACACCAATGGGTCATCTATTTCATCCACCAGCTCGGAACCTTGATTATGGATATTACCAACCGCCTTAGTTACCGGATGCCAGCTGAAGTCTCCTTCAGGAACTGCAGCGTCATGGGCAATCTCCTGCGCACGTTCCGAGCTGGTTTCAACACTGAGCCATTCGCGTACAGCTTCAGCGGTGAGTACAAGTGGACGTCGGTCATGGATATCAACCATGCCTTGGTTACTTGCAGAAGTCACAATGACGAAGCCCTCATGGCCGTGATCTTTACCGAATGGCGCTTTACCAATGGAGGCAAAGAACAGTGGCTGCTTTTTCTTATGGTGAATGAAGTAGGGCTGCTTCTTGTTTCCCTCTTTCTTCCATTCGAACCAGCCATCTGCAGGCACGATAGCGCGTCCGTGATCCCAGAGTGGTTTGAACATTCGACCAGTGGCAGCAGTTTCGCCACGAGCATTGATCAATGGTTGTTTGTTCCACCATTCAGGACCATAGCCCCAGTAAACCGGATCGAGGTGCAATTCGTCCTCACGTTCGCTAAGCAGCAAGACCTTCGTGCCAGGCGCAACGTTAAAACGCCCTATCGGCTCAGGGTCATA